GCAACTGCAATGGACGGCGACCAATGCGTGCACGGCGTTCCATGTCCCGCCGTACCTGATCGGGATTGGCGCGATGCCCGCCAACAGCAATCCGGAGTCGCTCCAGATTCAGTACTACAGCCAGTGTTTGCAGAACTTGATCGAATGCATCGAGCTCCTCCTCGACGAAGGGCTCGAGATGACGAAGAACGCGAGCGGCCGGCCGATCGGCACCGAGATGGATCTCGACGACTTGATGCGCATGGACACGGCGACCCTCGTCAAGGCGAGTGCCGACGCCATCAAGGGCGGCGGCATGGCGCCCAATGAAGCGCGCGCCCGGTACCTGGCGCTCGGCCCGGTCGCCGGTGGCGAGGCGCCGTACCTCCAGCAACAGAACTTCAGCCTCAGCGCCCTCGCGAAACGCGACGCGCAGGCCGATCCGTTTTCCTCCGCCGCGCCTGCGCCCGCTGAAGAGGACGACGTCCCGGACGCCGACGCGGAGCTCGAGGCGGCGGGCGCCGGGGCCTGGTTGACCCGCTACTGGGAGGCCCACTGATGCCGAAGCACGCGCTGATCACGCTGGAGCTCAAGCGCCCGTTCGCGGATGAAGTGATCGAAGGCCCGCACCAGGACGCCGGCCAGGACGGCCGCCCGTTCATCTCGCTGACGGCACTCGACGGCCGTGTGCTGAAGGTGACGCCGGAAGGCGATCACCAGTGGGGCGACCCGGGCACCGTACCGGGCGCGTGGGAGACGTTCATCGCGGTCCCCGGCGCCTACGTCGTGCTGCGCGATCACTACACCGGACTCATTCCGCGAGGCGGCCCGTGGGATCAGCCGTAATGGACGTCGGGCACTGGCTGCGATCGCAGGACGCCGGCGCCGCGCCGTCGAACGGGCGGACGACCGTCTCGCCGCTCTCGATTGAGGGCTGTGCGATCAAGCAAGCCGGCGCGATCTGGAAGTGCCGCAGCGTCACCGCCTTTCGCGCGCCCGAGCTCTACGCGCGCGACGAGGTCGGCTGGGTCGACGACTACTACGGCGCGTGTCTCCGGCTCGGCGCCAACACGGTGCGGTGGTTTGCGATGTGGGCGAATACGGACTACTCGCCGATCACCGGCCTCTTCCATCGCACGTACTACGAGGACCTCGAGGCGGCGCTGCTGCACGCGAAGGCGGCCGGGCTCTATGTCCACTTGACCGCGTTTTGCGATCAGGTGCCGGGCTCGACGGTGTGGATGATCACGCCGAGCGGGCACCACGACGAAGCCGGCCAGGCCGAGCACTTGATCGAACTGATCGAGATGAGCAAGCGGACGGGGAACGTGCTCCTTGAGGTCAACAACGAAGACTGGAAGAACGGCGCGATCGCGTCACGCTTCGATCGGGCCGCCTTCGAGGGGACGATCAGTACGCGCAGTTCGTGGCCCGAGTCCAGTCCGCCGACCGATCCCGAGGCCTGCGGGTCGTGGCTCCAGTGGTCGACGAAGCATCTCGAGCGCACGCCGGACTGGCCGCGCAAGGGCAAAGTCCTCTACGAAATCCAGTACGAAGGGCTCGGCGCGTTCAAGCCCGCGCGGATTCCCGCCATCTCGGGCGAACCGCAGCGCATCGGCGAAGGCACGACGCCGCGCCAGCACGCCGACAACGCCGCGTGTTGCGAAATCATGGGTGCTGGCGGCTGCCTGCACGGCGGCTTCAGTTCGTTTGATTCATCGCACGACAACGACTTGCAGAACTGCCGCATGTCCGGCACGCCCGACGCGATGGCCGCGGCCGAAGCCGTCGGTGCGGTGTGGCGCTCGACGGTCCTCGATGTCCGCGCCGGCACGACGGAGAAACTGGTGCGCGGCACCGAGTACGACGACGGGCCGTGTCCGGTGCACCACCGCGACCGCTACAACACCGACAGCCCGCACAACGAACCCGAGAAGGGCGCCAACCGGACGTACTTCAAGATTCTCGACAACGACCAACTCGCCTGCGGCTTGAGTGTCGACCCGGCGCCGCACTGGCCGGGCTACGTGCTCCGCGCCGACAACGGCTGGCGGATCGTCGACCAGGGCGGCTTTGAGGGCAACCTCCTGAGGCTGAGCCGATGAGTCCTGCCGTCGTCCAGTTGCTCGAAGAGATCGCGCCGGCGCTCGAGCGCCTGGTCGCGCGTGACGTCCAACGCGCCGTCGACCGAGCCGTGGAGACGGCCATCGCCACGCTCACCGTCCGCGACGGGCGCGACGGCTTGCCTGGGGTGCCCGGTCCTGCGGGTGAGGCCGGGAAGCCTGGACGCGACGGCGTCGACGGCGCGGCGGGCAAAGATGGGACGCTCGAGGGCGTCACGTTCCGTGCAGAGGGCCGTTCGGTGATCGTCACACGCGCCGCCGATGGGGCGGTCGTGGGGACCTGGCACACACCGGCGGTCCTCTATCGCGGCTACTACCAGAAAGACGCGACGTACGAAGTCGGCGACGCCGTGACGTATGCCGGCTCGCTCTGGATCGCGGCCGAGGACACCGGCGTGCGGCCGATCGAGACCAGCAAGGCCTGGACGCTGGCAGTCAAGCGCGGCGAGCCCGGCAAGTTGGGGCCGGCCGGGCCACAAGGCAAGTCCGGCGATCGGGGCGCGCAAGGGCTGCCGGGGGTCCGCTACTGATGGCGACCACCCTGGTCACGTTCGAGCAGGCGCGGCAGCACTTGAAGCTGGACCCCGACACCGCGGCGATCGAGCTCGCGGACATCACCCTGAAGCTCGCGTCGGCGACGGCGGCCATCCTCCAGTACCTCGACCGCGAAGAGAACGACTGGACGGACGCGACCGACCCGACCGTCGACCTCGAGTACGCGATCGTCGTCGCGGCCATCCTCGAGACGCTCGGCGACTACTACCGCTTCCGCGGGGATGACGCCGACTTGCGGCTCGAAGCGGTCGACGCCGGCGCCTGGCTCAAGCCGAACATCCGGCGGAAGCTGCATGGACTGCGGAGGCCGAGCCTTGCCTAGCCTCCCGACGTTTCCCGGCGCCACGGTGGCCGTCGTCGCCAGCGGGCCGACCCTGACGGACCTGGCGGTGGCGCCGCTGCGGGGCCGGGTCCCCGTGGTGGCCGTCAACGACGCGATCCGCCTGGTGCCCTGGGCGGACGTCCTCTACAGCTCTGATCGCCGCTGGTGGGCGGTCGTGGGGCCATCCCGGGCCGTCCAGGCGTACACCGGCGTCAAGGTGAGCATCGGCTGGCGGCCCGGCGACTGTTCCCCGATCCCGAAGCACCCGGACGTCCAGGTGCTCACCAACACCGGCGAGGCCGGCCTCGAGCCGGACCCGGGTGGGCTCCGCACTGGCCGGCACTCCGGGTACGCGGCGATCAATCTCGCGGTGCATCTGGGCGCGCGGCGGATTCTGCTGCTCGGGTACACGCTCGGCCGGGTGTGGGGCAAAGCGCATTTCTTCGGCGCGCATCCGGCGGTGCTCCACCAGACCACCGACCAGCAGTACGCGCAGTTTCGCCAGGCGTATGTGACGCTCGCGCCGGCGCTCCAGCAACGCGGCATCGAGGTCGTCAACTGCACGCCGTCGACGCACTTGCACACCTTCCCGAACGTGCCGCTGGCCGACGCCCTGGCCGCGGAGGTCGCATGTTGACCGTCGTCTGCTGGCGCTGGACGCCGCCCAAGGGGTACCGCTCGACGTACCCAGCCGAGACGGTGCACGCGCTCAAGCGCATGGTCGCGACGCACTACAGCGCGCCGCACCGCTTTGTCTGCGTCACCGACGATCCGCGCGGGCTCGACGGCATCGAGACGCACCCGATCTGGCAGGACGCGCTGCACATCCCGCCGCCCGAGGGCAAGAACTGGCCGTCGTGTTACGTGCGGCTCCGCGCCTTTTCCGCCGAGGCGCGGCACTGGTTCGGCGACCGCTACGTGTCGCTCGACCTCGACACCGTGATCTGCGGCGACCTCACGCCGCTCTTCGAGCGCCCGGAAGACTTCGTCATCTGGAACGAAACCGATTGGCCGAAGACGCAGCACTACAACGCTTCGCTCTGGCTGCACACGCCGGGCACGCGGTCGGAGATTTGGGACACGTTCGACCCGGCGACCTCGCCGCAGGCGGCGTACCAGGCCGGCGGCCGGGGCGGTGATCAAGCGTGGATCTCGCACGTCCTCGGCCCGGGGCAACCCGTCTTCACGCCCGAGGACGGCGTGCTCTCGTTCCGCCGCCACTTCGAGGTCACCGGCCACCGCCGCAAGCTCCCGCCGGGCGCGCGCGTCGTGAACTTTCACGGCGTCTACGACCCGTGGGGCCGGCACGCGCAAGAACTGCCGTGGGTGCGTGAGCACTACGGCGGCACGAAGTCCTGGAGTCGGGCGCGATGAGATACCGCCGCCTCGCCCGCGCCTCGGCCGCCGCTGGCGCCCGTGACAAGTGGGTCACCATCCAGGCGCTCACCGAAGGCGAGAGTGACTCGGGCTTTCCGACCGAGGACGAGTGGACCGATCTGGCCACGGTGGCGATGGCGCGCGAGGACCTCGAGGCGGTCGAGCGCGCCCGCACCGAGCAGGACCTCGCGCTCACCACGACGAGCTGGCAGATGGCATACCGCGCCGACATGGATCCGGAGCGCGTCGACGTCCCGAAGCTGCGGCGGCTCGCGTACCTCGGCCGGCACTACGACATTCTCGCGGCCACGCCGGTCGGGCGCCACCGTGTGCTCGAACTCCTGACCGAAGTGCACAGCCAGGTGGAGGCGGCGCCATGAAAGTCCAGATGTCCCTCACCGGCGGCGCCGAGCTCGCGCGGGCGCTCAATGCGGTCGCGCTCACCGTCCGCCGCCGCGCGCTGCACGAGGCGCTCCGGGTCGCGGCCGAACCCATGCGGCAGCGCATGAGTGATCTTGCCCCGCGCCGGCCGCCGCACCCGGACCTCGCCGACCACATCATCACGAGTCCGGCGGTGAAGATCGGCCGGATCGAAGGCGGCCGCGGGCGCGCGCGTGAGGCGACCGAAGCGGCGATCGCGGTCGGGCCGCGCAAGGACTTCTTCTACGGGATCTTCCTCGAATACGGCACGGTCAAGATGTCGGCGCAGCCGTTCATGCGGCCGGCGTTCGACAGCAGCCGCGACGAGGCGCTCACGATCCTCAAAGACGAACTCTGGGCGCTGATGGAGACGTTCCCGGCGCACACGCATGTCGCGGAGGACGTCTAGCCGTGGCGCTTCCCAGCCTCGACGATTGCAACGGCGCGATCAACACGCTCGCGGGCGGGTGGACGAACGATCTCGGCACGCTGCGCTACACCGGGCTGGGGCGGCTCCGCGCGTTTACGGCCGAGCACAACACGATGCGCTGGACCGCCGATCCTTTCGACCCCGCGCAGTATGCCCAGGCGCAGTGGGATGGCGGCCAGTTTGGGATGGTGCTCACGCGGCAAACGCTCACGACGGGGCTCAATGGGTACGGCTTTGCGGTGGGGCCGACCGTGTACTTTCAACGCTTCGATGGCGGTGTCGTGAGCAATCTGGCGACCTTCCCCGGCCCCACGGCGGCGCCGCACACGATCCGCCTCGAATCCGACGGCGCCACGCATCGGCTGTTGGTCGATGGCGTCGAGCACGCGGTGCACACCGATGCGACGCACGCGAGTGGCGCGGCCGGCGTCGGCACGTACCTCGCGCAGGCGTCGCTCGACGATCTCGAGGTCGGCAATCTCGCGGGTACGCCCCCGCCGATCCCGGGCGGCGGCGCGGGCACGCTCGTCGAAGCGCTCCGCGATCGGCTACTGACCCTCGCGCCGGTCACCGATCTGGTGGGGTCGCGCATCTACGCCTTGAAGTTCCCGCAATCGGTCACGGCGCCGGCGCTGCGGCTGCAGGAGATCGATCGCGTCGCGGCGATGCAGCTCCGCGGCGATGACCACCTGCGCCGGTCGCGCGTCCAGATCGACGCCATCGAGTCCGAGACGCACGGCCCCGATCCCTACGACACCGTGCACCAACTCGCCGCCGCGGTCCGCGGGGACCTGACGACCGGCACGCCGTCCGGGCTGGTCGGGTTCACGGGCGATCTGTCGGGGCTCGCCGTGCGCGCCATTCTCGCTGACGACCTGCGCGAAAGCTACGACGCCGAGACCCGGATGCTCCGGGTCGAGGTCGATGTCTTGGTCTGGTTCCACGTGTAACAGGAGACGATCTCATGGCTGATGTCACCGATACCTACTATG